TCCATTTCCAGGCTTTGCTGTGGAAGGCCGACCGGAAGTTTGATTTTGAACGCGCCAGTTGTTGCGCTGCTCGCATAATATCCCACGTCTGAAAGAACCACTCTTCGATGAGCGACATCCATCAATGTGTTTGAACGAAGATCAAGAAGCGCTGCGTTGCTTGGATAGGTTCCCTGTAGGGTTGCGGCGGGGCCTGCGGTTACCAGATAGAGATCCAGAAGAGCAGAACCGGAGGTCTGCGGAACACTGAAATAGGTATTCAACGGCGCATTGGGGCTAATGACTGCTGTAGCTGAAGCACCCGTCAAGCCAGCGCTAGCGCTGAAGCTGAGGGTTGGGGGCGTCGTGAATCCTGTTCCCGGATAAGTGATATTTACGGAACCGGCAACAATTGATCCGCCAGCAACTGTGAAGTTACCCAATGCTCCAAAACCAGCGCCACCGCTAAACCCAAGAGGAAAGGTTCCGTTCGTTCCTCCGGAACCGGCGACTACAGAAGTGACGCTAGAGACTCCGTTTGCAAGCGCCCAAGAAGTTGAGGGATATACGCCGCGTGAGAGAAGCGCCGCATTCGCGTTATTCGCAGCCGTGACGGCTGAAGCCGCCGCCGCTGCTGCTGAAGCTGCAGAGAGTCCTGCTGCATCTTTAACGCCCTTACCTAGTGTGCCTGCGCCATAAGTAATCGCGGAATCATAACCAATATATGACGGCCCCTGAGTAGTTGTCAGATTTTTTAGAAAAGCTCCCACTGTGTTTGGTGTGTAGCCTAGACTCGTGAGAAAACTCACAAGACTCGCACCTTTTGCAGGATCAGAATTATTAATTAAATCTGGTAGAGCGTTTGCGCCCGAAGCGCCCGGTGCCCCAGGATCGCCTTTAGCGCCTTGAAGACCTTGAAGTCCTGCCGAGCCTTGAGGCCCAGGAGGCCCTTCCAAGCCGCCAAGAAAAAAGCCTTCATTCAAAGAAGAAAAATAACCGGGCCGAGAAACTTGTTCAGAATAATAATTCTGATCGGCCCAATACGAATACCTTCCGGCAGCATCAGCTTGAACTGAGTTACCTGAAATAGGAAGAAGCCCCGCCGCGTCATTATAGAGAGTCGCGGGCGGAGCGTCATCCGAATAGGTTAAACTCACGACCACTTTGACAAAGGCTCTCGAAACCACCACACCATTGAAATCACGGATGACTTCGTTTCGTTGAAAAAGGGCCACGGGAAACCTCCTCGTTATTCTTCGTCGTCATTATCGCGGATAGGAATCTCGCGCTGTTCTGCTTCGAATTTCGCCCATTCAGCAGCAGAAACTTCGCCGAGCTGTTCCCAGGTATAGCGGTTAAAACGCTCTCGAATCTTTTTAAAACCGCGCTTCTTGCCAGGAACCGGACGCACGATCTCACGATCTACGATGGTCCCTTTCACGTTTTCGACAACATAATCAGGGACGATGACTTTAGTTTCACACGCGATCTGAAGCTGTTTGTTGACTGAATCGTCGGCATAGAACCACGCAGATCCATGCTGAGAGTTGCGGTGGATGATGCCTCGGAAGTAGCGAACCTTTACGGGAGGATTGAGAACGGCGTCGGCCATGTTGGACCTCTACAGAGCAGCCTGCTCAGTGTGAGTCAGGCGAATTTTAAGAAGCGGCCCCTGGATAGAGATTACCCAGGGGCCAGAAAAGTAGCTCCCGAGCTAGAGAGTAACTCCCGCCTCCAGCCGCTTCAGCCAAGCGTCGTTCAAAATGCCGCCCGTGACGGTGGCCTTCCATCCGAGGACGCTGAACTGATTCAAGGGGTCGTATTTGGAATTGCTGTCGGCACTGACGTAGATTACCTTGCCGGAGTCCTTGCTGAACTTCACGCAAGCATAGGCATCTTGGCCAGTGACCACAGCACCATAGACATCAATGAAGCCGCCCGTGGACTTCTCACCCGTGGCCGCCACGGCAGCCCCGGCGCCCGTCCAAATCTTCCCGTGGGTAGACTGGATGAAGCGAACGTTCTTCAGGGTGCCGTATTCACCAGGCAGCAGATCCGTGAGGGAACCGTATTTGGCGACCGGAGTGAAACCATCCGCGCCATTCACCACCGTAGGAACGATGGAATCCAGATCGGCGCAGAGGTCGGGATGAGCTACGGCGACGAAGGAAGCGCGAACGGCGCTCGTTCCGAAGCCATCACTGGAGCCCTTCATAGGCTTCACGACCTTGGCGTCAGCCGCAAAGAGATCGCGGCCAATCACGCTGATGGGAAGGGCCTTGGTGATCTTCCCGGCAATCAGGGCACGGCTGGGAGTCGAGGTGTTATTGGTGGATTCGAGAATGCGGTAGTAACGCGAACCTCCCATGATCGTATCGCGGTAGTAGTAATCCACGACTTCGGCCATGTTCTCACCCGTGCGAGACATGAGGTTCTGATCGACACTGACCTCGTTCACCCAGCCGGAAATATCCGAATACTGGTAGTAGGCGCCCATCTGCGTGAGCGTGAACACGATGTCGGTGACGGTAGGCGTCACATTGTCGGGCGTGGTGCCTTCCACCAGGACGCGGCTGGGAGTGGTGGCCGTGTAGTCGCCTGCGCCGCCTGTGGGAGGAAGCTTCTCGAAGCGCCGGAAGGTGATGGTTTTGCCGGAATTCGCAGGCATGGAAATACTCTGTCCATATTTCTCGAAGCAGAGCAGAGGCTGAGCGACGGCAAGGCCGGTGCGCCAGATGTAGGTGGCAATTGAAGGAAGTGCGCCAGTGGTAACTGAAGTAGTGCGGGCCATGATGAACCTCTTTGAAAGCGGTCTGGCTTACCAGGAACCGTTTTTCTTTTTGAGAATGGCAGCTTGTTTCTTGGTGTAGTCCTCTTCGGACATATCCATCCAATCAACAGGCTGCTCCGAAGAGTCAGCTAAACTTCCAGCCACAGATCCAGTCTGAGTCTCGCCGCCTGCACGAGAAGACAAGGCTTGAGTGATGGTGGAAGCGGGTGCAGGCGTCTCAGTAGGCACGGCTGCATTCTGGCTTCGGCGGGCTTTGACCGCATTCCCTGCAAGCACAAAGAGGAAAGGGCTCAGGAATGGCGCCCTTTGATCTTTCGGCACTCCAGCAAGATCAAAGTTCCGCTCGACTTCAGCGGCCACTTCATTCTGGAAAGCCGGGTCTTTCATTTCTGGAACTTGGCTGGTGATGAAAGCACCCGCCGCATTCTGTGTGTCGCGTTGGTTCTGAGCTTGTTCAAACTGCTCCAGGCGATCTAACTTCTGGCTGATACCTAGAGCTTCCATGACGACTTGAGCGCCACGGAGGGTATCGTCGTCAATCACACCTCGGTATTGCGCAGGCACGACCGGGAGTGGTTTCGGAGTCGGCACGACCGCTGGCTGGGGGACAGCCCGCTCAAGGATTTGAGTCTGTCGGTTGGCTGACTCTTCCATCCGTCTCAGGATCGCAGCCAGATCGGACTGCGCTACGGGCTCAGTGGCCCCAGAAGGCGTTGCGGTGGAAGCGGCGGGGATCTGAGGGGTTTGAACCCCTTCAGGGCTTGCAGGAGGCGTAGCGGCCTCAGGAGCGGGAGTAGAGGATGGGGCTTCAGGAGCAGGGGCTAGGGCAGGTTCAGGGGCGTCGTCTTCCGTGCCACTGGCAGCACCATTCAAATCCGACTCGGTTTCGTCGCCAGTGAAACCGAGGTCTAAGTCCATGGGGTTTGGCGTAAATAGCTGAACCATGAAAGGCTCCTATGAAATAAGGGTAGGGGTTATTTCAATTCAAGCAAGGAATTAAATTAAGTTCCGTCCGCTTCATCCTCCAAGTCCATTTCGCCAGGTTTGAGGTTTCCCCGAGCGTCCATCTTTCCGGGGATTGCTGAAGCGATAGCAAGCATGGTTCGTAGATCAGCAAAAGCTTCAGCCTTCCCGTCAGCCCAGGCCCGCTTGAACGGCCATAGGGGGCCTACCTCCGGGGTCATCGGCACCGGGGCCTTGGCCAGGGCTTCGACCTCCTCCAACCATGCCAGGACCAGACGCCAGCCCGGATGGGTTTGAAGCTCCGCTAGGAGCCGACGGGCCTCCGGCCCCTGGAATTCCTTCGGACGGGGGAGTCGCTGTGCTTCCATTCATACCTCCTTGGGGCTGGGGAGGGAACAGGGAAGGAATGAATTCCCCGAAGCCCTTCATCCTGAGAATCATTGCAGCATAGGCCATCCAGTTCATGCCCTGCTGCAATGGGGGAATGGCACCAAACGCCTGGGTCAAGGAAATCAACTCGCCCATCTTGGCTTGGTTCTGCGCCATGTCGAGCATACCGGCAACGAAGACTTGATACTCGCCCTGGATCACGTTTTGATCGACAGGCATCACCGAAGGCAACGCGCCAGGATCCTTGGGATCGACCACACGAATCATTTCTTCCTTGGTCATGAACATCTGCGCCATGAGCAATTCCTGGGAAATCACTTCCTCCAGGAAACTCTGCTCGAAATTCTCGGCGATGAGCCCGAACCGAGATTGACCTAGGCTCGCAACAATGGTCGCTTCCGTCGCGCTCTGATCACCCTGACTATTGTTAATCAGCGCTCCGATGCCATCTGAGAACATTCCTTGAAGCATTTTAACTTCATTGAAACCAAGCATCGCTTGGTCAGGAATGACGTAAGGCTCGGGCTTCGTGGTCATGTAGGGATAGCAAGCACCAGGAAACGACACAAATTCGCTCGGATCAAAGAGGCCGTCGGGCTTGTAGAACGACATGGGATTGATCGCCAAGCCGTTGGCAAGGATCGACTGATTCAGCCGCGTATTCACAGCATCCTGAAGCCCCATGTTGCGCTCCAGGACGCCACTGCCATAGGGATCATTGGGGCGTGGGTTCCATTGGTAGATGCCCATGGGAATCCGGCTCGTGCTGGTAGGCATCACTTCAAGCCGGATGATGTCTTTCTGATTCAGCAGCGTCACCACGCAGCAGGGGATTGTAACTTCAGTCCCGTCCTTGAACTTCACCGGAACGTCACCCATGACTTGAATCAACTCGTTCATCTGATTCGTGCCGCTCCCCATCGGCAGCATCGCCAGACCTGAAGCCTGATTTAACTCAATCCGGATAGAGTCGCTGGTATCTGGATCGAGACTAGGTTCTGTAGCTTTCGGAATCGTGTAGCGCGAATATCCGAAGTCGTCTTCCTTGCTCAGTTCCTTCAGATAGGCATCATCACGCCGGAACTTCATCAAGCGGCAAGCACTCTCATAGGGCCGATCCGTCTGCACCACCATGTCAAAAATATTCACGGATTGAAGGATCGGGCCTTGGTAATTCACCACACGCTTCATCGGCGGCAGAGCCGGAAGCGCCTTCATCTTCTCACCTGTCAAAGCGGCTTGAGCCTGGCGCTGAGCATACATCTGCTTCATGCGAACGACATCAGGCACCATCCCAGCTTGCGTCGTCCAATCCAACACCCAGCCGCCCTGCCCGCAAGTCGCGCCTTGCTTCACGACCTGGAGTGCATTGAGTCTGAACTTGCTACGGCGATGATAGTATTTTAAAAGCGAAGTGATTGCCGCAGCACCGTTCTGCGACTCAGAAGGGTGCATCGGAATGGCCATGAAGAAGTCGGCGTTGGGCATCGTGAGCCGCACCAACTGAGCCGAAACCGTATCCACGCCGTTCTCAGAGTCTGGAACAAAACGAGTCGAGAGATCATCGCCACTCACGCCCGGCTCAGGGTCCGCTCCGAATTTGGATTTTGCGAAGAGAAAACAGTCCCGCCAAACTGAAGTCTCCATCAGCAAGCGCCGCTGCTTTTCTCGCTTCCAGGTATCCATCACCCAGGCAGCAGTGTAGGGAAGATCGAGGCCAGGGATTATCATGCCGTTCCTCGCTTTCGCATTGCCGCCATCTTGGCACGATTCGCCTGGTATGCTTCTTGTTTCTGATGGTGAAGGACATCTCCGCCAAGCGCAATGATATTTCGCGCCGTCCCATACTGGAGCATATCCACACCATGATCCGACCCGCGCTCATCCCACCGGCTGGGATCTTGCTCATCTGTCATCAGATTTTCAATTTCCCAAATCAAATACTTGCATTGGTCGTGAATCTTCAGCCGCGAGCTTCCATTTGTGACTTTCATCAGCTCCCGCAGGTTGCGAGCCTTGAGATTCTTGCCCTTCACCGATTTTTGGAAGTAGAGGCCCTTCATGTGAAAGATTTCCCCGACATTCGTACCTGTGCCATCGTCTGAGAAGCAAGCAGAGTCAAGCCAACGCTCGGAAACGTCATAGGACTGGCGATGCTCGATACGAATCAAGTCTTCAGCAACATCCGTCGCGTTCCGCCAGGTTCCCTTGCTCCAATCCTCTTGATCACGGGTGGAATACTCGCTGAAAACATGGAATTCCCCATTGGAAAGCTCCTGCATCCAGCCAAAATGGCTCGGATGGGCCGTCCCCCAGTCTCCCGCGTTGATCAATTGGATGTCGGGAGGGGGTTTAAACGTCTTAACCACATGGATTTTACGGTTAAACTCACTGAAGAAGGCCCCTTCCACGATGTAGAAATCGCCTTCGAGCAGCGCTCGGCGATCCGCTTCAGGCAAGAGCATCAGATTCCGGACGTAATCCGTGTTTCGCAGCCACGGATTGTCCAGCACCGTGCTGTGCTGGAACCGAACCTTGCGTGTCACGGTAGTAGGCTCTCCTGCTGGCGTTACCGTCTCCACAGTGCGCGCGCAGGTGCCACCATTCACGCCTGTCGTGTCAATAAACCGCTTCCTGAGCCAGTGGTTGCCCGGCCCTTTTGGGTTGGCGGTAGAGAACACGCGGAGCGGGAGCCGCCAGAGCTTGCCCGCTATTTCCTTGATGGGCGCCCTCAGCCGCGAGAAGATCCAATCGTAAAAAATCGGCGTCGCATAACGCTGGATTTCATCCACGAAGATCAACGCCCAGGCCCGTCCCGTATACTGGAAACGATCATCGTCCCGCTCGCAGTAACCACACTCTAGACTCGACCCGCCTGGTAAAATAAACGTCTTACTCGCTTCGTGCCAAGTCGCCCCGAGGGGCAGGAGCATTTCCTTGCCCAAGGCGATGATCTCTTTGAGCTGTGGGAACGTGCGCCGGATGGCAAGGGCGTCGTATTTGAAACCTCGGGCTTGGAACTCGAAGGCGGGTGCCGCCCATGCCATGATCACGCCTCGGGTCTTGCCCGACCCAGCACCACCCCCAAGGAAAATTTCATCTTCTTCAAAACCAACGATTTCCTTCTGTTTCTCCGAGAGCCTTCCAAAGAGTTTCGCGGCTGTCTGCACCGGGTCAAGGGCCATCCGGACGACTGTCGCGCTCTGGAACCGCTCCCAGTAGTCCGCGTCGTCCTGGTCGATGTAGGCGCTCAAATGGCCTCCTGTTGAGCGGAAAGGGGGTCAGGAGCGATTTGAAGGGCTTCCTCGGCAGCAACACCCGCCTCAGCCTGTTCCGTCATGCTGAGGGTGGGTAGCATCGCCGCGTCGATCCATCCTGGCCCGCGCTTGGCTTCCCCGAGTGCCGCCTGCCGGAAAAGTTCCATGATTGTCGAGAGCCCCGAGGCTTGAGCCTGCTTCTCAATTCTGGCCTTTCGCTCCAGAAGAACCGTGTCCCCGGCGAATCTGAGAAGCTGGGAGCGATGCTTGATGGCATCCGACGGGGTCATGGACTTCAGAGAGTGAGAGACGATTTTCTCCAAGGCCTCGGCGGGTG